CTGCCGTCAGACTGGGGGAGGCGTAGGGAGGCGTAGTCAGACAGCCAATAGACCTGAGGAGGCGTATAAAAAACTATAAATACAAGGGATACAAGGCATACAAGGCATAATCGTGTGTAAATCCTGAGGAAACAGGGTGTGAATACTATAATATTATTTTTTATAAAATATGCTTTGTATGTTTTGTATAGTTTGTAGCCGACCTCGCCGCCCCGAACATTCCATTCTCGCATTAATCTACCGTAAGTCTTTCACAAATCGCCCAAAAATTTGATGTAAAACCTCCACTGACTTCAATTTTAGTTTAATTAAAAATAAAATTGAAACGGCTTAAAGACTTCTCGTATATACTATATATAACACGATGACTACGCCTACCCAAGAAACCACACAAAAAAAAATTTCCAAAAATTTGATTGACCCTGGCTTTGAAAATATAATCTCAGATATAAATAAAAACAAAATGATGAAAACCGACTGGACTAATCCCGATGTTAAGAACACCGTGCGTAAGATACTTGAAGAGAGCCTCTTCATAGATGTTAAGCCATACTCGCACAATATCATAGGCATCATGCTCCGACAGTTGGAGGCTATGACCTCCAAAGAATACACTTACGATACTATCATCAAGTTCAACCTACACAAGCGTGGTTGGAGAGTATCCGAGGAATACATTAAGGAGAAAGGTATTGAGATGCCTGATGAAGAAGAGTGTAAGCGTTATGAAAGGAAGATGATTAGAGACGCACACTACATCTTAGCACGAAATGCTGTTGTTGAAACAAGTGAAAGCGATAGTGATAGTGATAGTGAAGAAAGCGATAGTGATAGTGATGATGGTTGTAAATGGAACTGCTCTGTCCCTAATTGTAAAGAAGAGTGTTGTTGGGAAAAGGCAGGACGAACATCGCCATGGTAAATTATACAACATTCACACCATTATATTTAAGTTTAAGACCTTCACCCTCTAATAAAAATTTGACGCTCAACCTGTGTTGCTCGTCTTTGGAATACTTATTTAGACACTTCTCTCCGCATATTCCTGAATACCTTAAATACTCTCCAAGATTTGATGAATGCTTATCCATCGGATATTCGGTGTAAGTATTATCACATTTAATACATTTCCAAGTTTCTACTTTATTATTCATTCTTATATATAGATTATATATTATTTTTTAATATATAATTTTACTTTCCTATTTTTTTCATTGTTTCTTTGTGAGCGGCAGCAAAGGTCATTCCAGACCTCATCAACCTTTTCATCATAGTCATGTGTTTCTGAGTATGATGTTCTGCGTGTCTGGCTAAGGCATTTTCTTGGCGTTTGGTTAATGCTTTTTTGACTTTTTTCGTTTTATCCATTTATATAATTACAATATATTTTTTTTTTATGTTGCTCTCGCCATAGGTATTTCTTCTTCACCAACAGGAGCAGCGGGTCTTGGAGGTGTTTCTTCTAAAAATGGAGCAGTTGGTGGTCTTCTGGCTTCTAAGGCTCTGGCTCTTGCCTCACTTGAATGATGTGTGGCTTCATGCTGCGTTTGAACTCCGTGCGTTTTACGATATTCACCTTCTAATCTTTTTTCTCTTCTCTCTCTGGTTTCAAGTCTCTTGGCTTTTGCTCCTTCACTTTCTTCTACTCTCCTTACTACATTACCTTCCTCATCTTTGACTATAAATACTTTCTTTCTTGTTGATTTCCTAATCTTCTCTTTCTTCTCCTGATATTTTCTCGCACCCTCTTTTGCTTCTTCTGTGTCCGTTCCAGCCATAGTAGAACCAGGGTCAGATAATATTGTAGGGTCTTTTGAACCATAAGGTTCTTTGGGTGGTGTTAAAGCCCATAATACTGATGGGACACCTTCATCATATCTACCTACAAATCCCTCTGGTCTGTCTAAAACTCTCATCTGGTCTGCTTCTCCAATCACACCTAAATTACCTCTAATTACTTCATTAAAATCTTGTTCGTATGCTGGTGGGCGACCTGCTTGGTCTGGTGGAAAACCATAAGTGGCTAAGTTTCTTCCTGCTCTTCTTTCTCTCGCAGCATCATCTAACAAAGCCTCAGTAAGTTGTTTAAGTCCTTCATCAGATATACCAACTGCTGATGACCCAACTTCAAATGATTGCTTGGCTTGTGATGGGACTAATTTTCTACCTGTTGTTGCTGAAAAGAATACAGGATATTCAGGGAATGTTTGTGTAAGAACTTCATACATTCTCTCGTATGTTTCACCAGTTGGAGGCATAGATACAATACCAACAATCTCATTAATATTATTAATACTACCAGCCAATACCTGTTTGATTGCTCTCTGTAATACACCAACATCAGGCATCTTCTCTGGGTCTCTGGTTAGTATTGTAGCCAACCTTGTTCTAATTAAATGCTCTACAAGACTTGTTCTTAATTCTTGTTGTTCTACTTGTGTTAAGAGAGAAACACCTTCTCCTGCTCCTTCACCTTCTGCTACTTCTTCTGCTGCTTGTCTTCTTGGGTCTCCTGCTCCTTCTAAGACTTCTTCTAATGCTGGATTAAATGGATTATTACGATTAGCAAATATCAATCTCATTCTTCTTGATGTTTCTCTGAACTGACTACCTTCTGGATTTAATCTATCTGCTTCTCTCTGTGCTGCGTCCAACTCATTCATTTCAATTGCTTGTATTTCAGTTTGTGGAAGTCCTACCTCAGCAATCGCTCTTCTCAACCAAGGTTCAGGTATATCCATGGGAGCAGGTAATGGTGGCTCACCTACATCTTCTGGTTTATCTATTGTCGCAAACATTCCAGGTAATTCTTGTTCTTCTAAATCCATTTCTCTCATCATCGCTGGTATTTCTGCTCTCTGTGGATTAACAATATTGATTGCCTCTCTTTGTCCGTCATTATTGGCTGTTCTTCTTACCATATCTGCTAAGCCTTGTAATCCTCCTCCTCCCATATTAGCAATACTACCAATAGGATTTTCTGCGTCAAATGGATTAGATATTCCTTCTTGTCTTCCACCACCTCCTGAACCTATCTGTCCTTTACGGAATGGTATGAGAGATGCGTTGCCTTCCTTAGGTCTCACTTGTAATTTCATCAAATCAACTAACTCTTGTAGCAGTTGTGTATCCTTACTTGGTGGTTGTTCTGGTTGTTCTATTGGTTCTCCAAGTGGGTCAGTCATCAGAGGTGGTATTTCTAACTTACGAGTAATCTTATAAATTACACTACTATTATCACCAAGAGGCACAAGTTCTCCTGTATCTGGTCTTCTAATTTCTGTATGAATTGTTCCCACAGGGTGGTCTTTTTCCGCCATTAAACTATATGTGGAAGCATAACCATAAAAGAAATCTGATTGAGAATAATTCTTCATACAGTAGTAAATCGTCGGTTGAATTATACCATTCAAACCTATCCATTGTTCTGGTTCTACTAACCCTGTCGTTTGAATAAGATAGTATGGTGTATCAAATAATGATGGTAAATTACTTGCTCTAATTGCTGGACTATCTGCTATTTGATTTACCTGTATAAAACCATTTTGTCCCAAACCATATAGTGGTAAGCCAACTACATCAGCCTCACCAGCAGGTGGAGGATTTTGCTGAGAATTAAAGTAAGCATCTAAAAAGAGAGAATTAGCAATATTTGTTTTGCTATTCATCGTTCCAGGTTTTTTGGATTGATTACACACCTGTGGAGACTGACTTGCGTATGTAAATTCATTAAATCTATTTTTATTTGAACCAAGAGGTGGGAATATATCATAGTAAGAATATCCCATTCTATCTAAAATATTGCCTTCCCACTCTTCTGGTGTTGCTTCTATCCAATCTTTTGTAATTTCATTATAATTATTTTGTGTTGAAAACAGACCAGTCTTATCATAAAAATCATTTAATTTTTCCATAGATGGGATTTCAGTATCGGGTTTAACTAACCAAACCTTGTTGATAAATATACCACTTAAACTATCATTTATACCTACACCATCACACGGGATATTTACTTGTCCTGCGGCAGGACCGATTTGTCCTGATATTTGTCGGTCATAAAATTTAATACTACTACCTGCTGGTTGTCCCAATGTTGTATTTGATAAACCTTCTTCATTTATAATCGCAACTTCTGTTCCACCTTGTGCTATACCTGCTGCTCCCTTATCATTCGCAGTTTGATAAGCCGCACTCAGCGTTTGAGGTGTATAGAAATATGTAAATTCAAATCTTGCTTTATCACTATTAAATTCACAAGAAGCATTAGTAGCACCAATATTTATATAATTCTGATAATTCCAAGCATCGTCCTGAGGCATAGCAGAGAAACCAGCAGCAGTTCTACCACCATAATATGTCTTTCTTTGGTCGTCAGAATTCATAGGAATACAAGCAGGATTATCATTAAACGCATTAGAAATACCAAAAAAGTTTTTGTATTCTATTCTACCTAATTCTATTGTAGTTAAATCTGCCTCTATTGGGTCTGTTGCTATACCACTTCCTGTATCACCAGGCACAGGTTGTGGAAAGTATTTTTTATTTACACGGAATGCTATGAGGATTTTAGGTTGGGTAGGAGCAGTTCCATCAGGAAACCATCTGTATGGGAAACAAGCCACACCATATTTACGAGAGAGACTATCATCTAAATCTTCTAATGTTTCTGGTGAAGCATCACAAGACCCTGGGACACTTGTTCCGCCTTGAAATTCTGTTGGAGACCAAATTACACTTTCTCTCCAATCTTCGTAGTATCTTGTATTTACTTCTATTCTACCAACACTTCTACCTCTACCAACAGCAGCACCATCTCCACCTAATCCAGTCATGGTATATGAGGGACATAAATGGAAACGGTCAAGTTGTTGTGGGTCAGCAACACCACTTGCTGTATCTACTTGTGTGTGGTCTAAAAATGTTCCCCACTGTTGTGTGTAATTTACAGGTGGATTTACAGTATCTGTAATCATACCATTACCATTTAGACTTCCAAACCAACCTGTATCACCACCATTAGCATAAGTAGTGCGAGAATACACACCACCAGTCATAGGTGTAATGATACTGAAACGAGCAGACGCATCAAAACTTTCATCTGCTTCAACAGGAACATTACCAGTTGGGGCTGTTGATAAACCTTTAATTGGATTAGTATTGATACAAGATGTAAGAGCATCATTACATACACCAATATCTAACAAATAACTAAAATTCTTTGGGTCATTATTAATCATATTCTCATAGCCTGTTTCTTCACCATTATAAATCTCTCCCTTTGGAAATAACTCAGCAAATCGTTTGAGATTATACTCAGTATATTCCATATTGGTGTAAAGCATATTGCCTGTAAAATCATCTTGTGTTGGGTCTGTTTGTTCTGAACCAATTAGAGAGACTTCGTGAATATTAAATCCAGGCACATCAGGTGTAGTTGCTGTTCCTCCACTTGTTCCCACATTTTGTCCTGACTGTCCTCCACTTGCTATTGCCCCACCACTTGTTCCATTTGGAATTTTAATTACCATACTTTTAATTTGTGTATTCAGCAATACACATCGTTTAATGTTCTGTGTATTACTTACTGCGTCTGTGTGTAAATCAAATATATCACCAAAGAAAAAGTGATACATCATTTCCCATCTCTCAAAATCTCTACAAGCCATATTACCGTAAATCTGATTATTCCATACATACGGAGTTCCTGTTCTACCTACATTAAATGCTTCTTCTGCCCCTGGATTACTTGTATCTGGAAACTGTGCTGATACAATAGGAATTGCTCCACCACCTTGGTCGCCTGTTCCACTACCACACCATAACCAGTCTTTTACTTGATTTTCGTGAAAACTTAAATTATCAGGACTTGCGGCTTCCATATTACACCCAAGCCAAAGATTGGCTGGAATGGTTTTGTATAACGCACCTGTGAAGGTTGGAAACACACTATCCCAGATGTAATCTAATTGTCGCACACCAGATGAAATCAAGTCATTACCAAACTTAGTTCCGTATGGTATAGCATTATTCTGTTTCTCTCCCCCCGCAGAAGCAGGAGGGTGGAGACTATGTTCTACATCAGCAATCTTATCCCATCTATATACATTATCTGTTTGTCGGAATGCTTGGGTAATTAGTGAGGCAAGGAGATTTACATCTATAAATTGATAATCTTTCAAATCTATTACCACAAATGCTTTTAGAGGTTGAGGCTTTGGTGGCTCTCTACGACCAGTTTCAGGATTGACGGGGTATTGATTGATTGGAGGATTTCCTCCATTATTCCACTGATTATTTGGTGGTAATCCCATAAATGGTTGAAAGTCAGGAGCAGTCATAATGTAAGGTAAATTATCATTACCTGCTTGTGGGTTCATACCACTCCACATTTGTCCTGTTTTATAACCTGGGGCAGCAGCAGCAGCGGCAGCATTATTATATGGATTAGTGGGTGGAGCAACACCTGCTGGAATGGTAGGAGCAGCAGTTAGAAGATTGCTATTAATTAACCAAGGATTTGATTGAGATAAAGCACCACCACCTGGGGCTGTTTTATTTAGCACACCAGGGTAAAACTTGTTTCTAAATAACGAGTAATTACCATCATTATTCTTTCGTTCTCGTGAGTATCCAGTCCAGCCCCATGCGGCTGATGATACTAATGGAGTTTCATTACACATAGCCTGTGATACACTATTATTAGCAGGTATAGCGTAATCATTAGCAACAGGTAATACACCTTCTCGGCACATAAAGATGTTCTGAGCGGGAGCAACATTAGATGGTTGCCCTGCTGCTGTATTTGCTTGTGGTTTAGGTAATGTATCCACCGTAAAGGGATTTACTGCTCCACCTACTGCTTGGTTTGCTACACAGGTTGGTGGTTTAACAGGCAATACTTGAGAATATCTACCATTATTAGTTAAGGTAAATCCCATCTCTAAAATTACCTTATTACCTGTGTATTGTTTTCCAGGGACTTTCCCAGGATTTAATTCAATAGTATTTGCTCCTGCTCCTTCACTATTAATACATACTGCTTCAATACTAATCTGGTCGCCCCTTTTAATGTTAAAGCCATTACATTTGTTTTCCCAAGCAGATTTAGAGGAAACACTTGCTCTACCTCCAACTGCTTCATATTTATTAGAAACTTTACGACTACAGTCAATTAAGAATGTCCTTGTTCCAGATTGTCCGCTTACTTCCTGGATACTTGCTGTATATGCTTTCTCTTTATTATCAGCCATTCTTCTACTCATTTCACGAGCCGTATCTCTTTGTTGTCTTTCTTCGCCCATTTTATTTATTATAAGTAAAGATTATTTTATAGATTTTTTTACATTTATTTAGCATTAATTATAGAATATCGGCATAAGCGTATTGCGTTAATTTTTTAACGAAAAAATATTATCTATGTATATATATAAATGGATAATATTAAGAAAAATCGTAGAGGTCAAAAATGCGAACACTGTGGAAAACCACTCAGAACTACTAAAGCAGATAGGGAATACGGGTTTCAATGGAAACGCAAGTATCATCGTAAATGTGTTGAAGAGGCACAATTCTTCGCAAGATTACGAGAAGAATATGAAAATATAAACTTCAATAAGAATAAAGAATGTTAATCATGATAAATGGAATGTTATTTGAAAGTTGGAATGGGCTGTTGAATACTTGGAGAGAGATAAATAGTTGGAATAGCAATTCCGCTCCGTTGCCGTAAGAATTTTATATAATTATCTTGAATTATATAAAATGGCGTTGTTCGTAAATAAACATCAAGGCAGAGGTAAAGATGATGAATTTTATACCTTGAAAGAAACTTGGGAAAGCATAAAAGATTACATACCCAGAGACAAGGTGGTCTGGGAAGCATTTAGTAATTTGGAAACAGAAGGAGTAAAATACTTATCTTCTATTTGTAAAGAAGTGATTACAAATACAGGAGATTTCTTTGAATGTGATGATAATGAAGCAGAATGTATAATCACAAATCCTCCTTTTAGTATCAAGCGTGATGTATTGAAAAGACTTAAAATAATTGATAAACCATTTATCTGTATCTTACCTACACTCGCATTACAAACCAAATACATACAAGATATATTTGATGGTGAATTACAAATCATACTTCCATCTAAAAAAATATTTTATTACAAAATGATAAACGGAGAAAAAAAAATATACGATAAATTAAGTTTCTATTGTTGTTTTGTTTGTTATAAAATGAATTTACCAAAAGATTTAATTTTTATATAGTATATATATAAATGCCGCAATTAAACAGTAGCCAACTGGCGACAGCAAAACGCAAAGCATCAAAATTAGGAGTATCAGTAAAACTATCTACACGCAAAAATAAAAAATTAGATGTATTTAAAGGAGATAAGAAAGTAGCAAGTATTGGAGATAGTAGATACACAGATTTTATACAATCAGGAGATAAAGAGAAACGCAAAGCATACAAGGCAAGACACGCAAAGAATAGAGTAAAAGTAGGAACTGCTGGATATTATGCTGATAAGATATTATGGTAATTAAAATTTAATATCAAAACTTGGAGTTGTGGAAACTGCGACTACCATTTTATACCCGTTCTTTAAGTTGTTTTTATGTTGATTATTCATATCCTTAAGATTACTTAAAGAACCTCTATCACTTAAAGAAGATGCTCTCTTCTTTACAACTTTATCGTGATACATATAATAGAATATATAATCACGGTCTCTTTCCGTGTGTTTATACATAGCAAACGGTTTTTTATTAGGTTCTATCATATTATATTATATACTATATATAACATAATATTTTATTTTTATAATTAAAGTCCTGAAAGGAAGACAATACCATTTTTAAGTGTGAATGAGCGTTCAACCTCACCAAACACATACAAATCAATAGCACCAAATTGTTCGTGAGTTCTTACCCTTTCAATCTGAAGTTCAACAGGGGCAGTTCCAACGGCTACACCACTACCAGCAACATTCGCTCGTGTAAGTTGGGTAGGGACACCAAGGTATTGGTATTCAGCAATAAGTTGTTTTTGTTCGTAATTTTCAATACTGTGGTCGGAGATAGATGGCTGTTGTGTTCCCGCAAGAGCATTACCTTGAATAGATGTTTCATTAGAATATTGATGAAGACCAACATTTAATGGGAGACCATATACTTGACCGATTTGGTCGTAATGTTGTGCGTCTCCATGTGTTCCAATAGGCATAGGATAGAGAGGACGATTATTAATTTTAACTTGAACGGTTTGTTCTCCTTGAGACGCTTGGGAGAAGTAGCGACCAAGAATACCATTTCCTGAATTAGACCCATCAGTAGAAGCGGCTGAGCCAGTAGCACGGCGAGGAGTAGAAATAAGAAGGTTGCGGAGATTTTCTCCAACCATACCTACAAGACGATTAACAGACTGGGTAGTAATATTACCAGCACCAGGGTCAGCCACAGCAGGTATATCAGATACGATGGAGACCACATCTGTATATTCAAATGAAATACCACCTTCTGAGTTCATTTTATCGGTAAGGGCTTCCATAACACCGACTTCTCCTTCTGGTGTAGCATAGTATAGTAAATCAACAACAAGTTTGAGACTATCAGGTTCTATGAGATTACCAAGGGCAAATGTAGCACCTCGTTTGTAGCAGCAACGAGAACCAGCAACATCTTCAGACCATTGTAATTCTAAACTCCATGGGTCTCGGCATAATGAGAGAGGGAGTTGAAGACCAGCAAGGAATGATGGGAAGAGTTGGGATAGTTTAATTATGAATTCTGGCGATTTATCATCTGGTAAGACACGATAAGGATTATCAACATTCGCTTCAGTTCGTGGGGCGTTATACTCAATCTGGGGTTGAGCCATATCTAATTTATATCTACCTTTCTGGGCTTCTACATCTTCGTTTGAAACCATAAAGCCATCAACACAACCGTGGCGGACACCATCTTTCTGGCTTCGTTCCTCAACAGTTTGGAAATGGCGTTTCAAAGTCATAAGGTGATTAGCATTATCAACACTCATAACTGCTTTATTTCCATTATACAGCACAGCCCTGCGGACACAGCCAAGAATACCAGCAGAAAGAGGTTGGAAGTTTTCAGCCGCTCCTGATTTTAATTTCATAGTAATGTATGCTCCATGATGGAGAATACCAGTTTGAGGTAATTTAAATCGGACTGAACCATTAGAAGTTCCTACCGCTGTGGTGGGGCGAATTTGTCTGGTTTCTATTCTTTGGTTATTTCCGAGATTATCATCAACAGTTTGTCTTAAAGTAGCACTCATTTTATTATATAATAAAGATTAGAAAATTTTTTTTTATAAAATTTTTTAATTAATTTAAATGAAATCCAAAACAAAAACCTTAAATCTAAACACTTACCGAAACTCCTTGGGGTGAGAAATTAACAGCAGCACGATGGAGGAAGTATGAATATAATCCATTCGGGGAATTACCATCAAGTTTGGAAGTTTGGCGTTCTGCGAATTGGCTGTTCTTAAAATCTACTGAGCCAGTTCCAGTTCCTAAACCGTCGTATCTTGTTCCTACACTAAATACTGTTCCATTGATTACATAGTTTCTTGCGGCTGGGAGGACACCATAATCATACACTTGCGGATTATTGTAATTATATTTTCCAGTCCAGGCTTGGTCGGTCATAACATTCTCGGAAATTGGACCTGCTAAAAGATGGGTAGTTCTCCTATAAGGTTTAATACTGTCTAAACTGTATCTAAATCGGAGGGCATCAAAAACAGGGTCTTGGTAAGCATCAGTTGTGGAGGCAGCAGCCGATGTAGGAGCATTCTTATCTTCATCAACAACAAAGTCAAGCGGGTAGAATACACCTCCTTTCTCAGTTGATGTGGTAGTGATTGGTGCTTTCCAAATTTGGTTGGGAGGAACAGTATTATCATTCCTTAATAGTTGAGTAGTTAAACTACTATTTTGGAGGTAGTTATTAATATTTGGAACAGGAATGTTATTGTTAAATTGTGAGACCACAGCCCCTAAACCAAGGTTGTATCCATAAGTATTATCAGATGCTTGATTTACATTGTAGAGAGAAGTCCAAGAATTATAGACAATAGTTCCTGTATCGGGTAAGTCTCTGTCGTCATTAGGAATAATGAATTGTCCTGTAAGAACAGGGTCAAGCATCTCTATGTATGAGCCACCAAGTGTTGCGGCATCAGCACCGAAGACGCTAAATACATCTGGTGAAAGTGTAAGAGATACACTCATACCACCAATACCACCACGATTAGAGAGATTAATATTGTCTCCTCTCATAAGGAAACCACAGAGGAGAGGCATACAAACCGAAAATGAGTATTCTTTACCTTTAGTTCCTGAGGCAAGATTACACATGCGTCCCTCACATTTATCATTTGAGGTTGAACCTTGAAGAAACATAAGATTAGTAGAATAATCACCCCACGAGTTAGTCTGTTGAAGAACAGATGCGACAAGACGAGGATAGTTGCGGATAGTCTCAATAGAAGCACCCGAGCCAGTTGTAAGGCTTACTGTGTTAAGTAAAGAGGCTGTTCCGTTGTTTGCGGATAATTGCGATTGAAAAGCAGGATTACCTGTAGCGTTCTGGTTATTGTTGGGGGCATCACCATCTCCTTTATACATTCTGACTTTACAGCACAACCTTAATGAAGAGGTGTCTAATAGTTTGTTGGTGGCGGCGAAATCAAACCTAATTACAGGATTGCCCTGTGAATAACTAAAATTCCCATCATTTGTTCTATTGATTGAGGCAATAACGAAGCGTTCAGTTCTTAAACTCATTTTTATTATATAATAAAGATTAGAAAAAATTTTTTCTAATTTTTATTTTAAATTTTTTTATGATTTAACCTAAATCTATTTAATAAATTACTTGAATTCCATCAGGTTTGATTACAACTCTACGGATATGGGACATCTGTGCGAACCATTGTTTTTGGACTTTAGGTGTGTTAAGATATTGGTAATTAACTCTGATTTCATTACTCTTAGCATCATAAGAGTGATTGTCTGTGGAAAGTCTGCGTCCAGCGGTAAAATGTGCGTGAAAGTTTCTTAAATCATTAACCTTAATATCACCTCTTTCCATAGCCTTTTCTGCTTCTTGGACGGCTACATCGTTCCATGCTTCAAGACCACCATCTGCTGCGGTATTACTGCGGAGGCATTCAATTGGGAGGTCAGGGGCAAGAGTGTTATTAAGTAAGAACTGATAATTTTGAAGACTATCTTGAGGAGCATCAAGAGCAGAGTTCTGAAATTCTTGTCCTCCAACACCGAAAGAAGAGCGAACAGGGTTAATCACAAGAGATTTGGCTCGGGCTTCAAGTGTAGGAATGAGTAGAGATGTTCTGGGTGCTTGATTGTCTTGGAGGCGGTATAAATTCCAAGAAGAATATTCATAAACAAGACCACCTTCGCTATTGACTTTCGCCATCATAGCCTCCGAAAATTCAGGTGGGGTCATAACAGTTCCTATAACCATTTCTACATCATTCAATTCAAATGTAAGTGAGGGTGTAATGGCGACAGTTCCAAGACCAGTAGTAGTAGAAAGAAGAGCAGCAGCATCACCAGTTGCTTCGGCAATATTTGCTCCACCACGGTTTCCAAGACATTGATTAGCAACAGCGGCATCATCACCAACAGCGACAGGAACATTATTGAATAGGAGTTCAACATTATTAGGAGCAGCGGCAGCCAACTGAATACCAGTAATCACACCAAGATTAACATAAGTATTAGCAGGAGCATCTGCTTTGTAAATAAACTGTTGTCCTACAAGGAGTGGGAGTTGTTCTAAACTATTAACACCACGAGCATTAGCAGGAAGAGCAACATTATCAGTTCTCATAAGTTCAACACTATTAACATTTGTTCCTGCTACAATACCAGTAGCAGCACCAGCATTATTTACATTAGCAATTGCGTATGCTCTTTGTATGGAACTATCAGCACCAAATTCTTGAAGATTACCAGCGGCAGCCTGTGCGTTGCTGTCGTAAGGTCTGGGGTAATTGGCTGGAAGAGTTCCAACAGCATAGCCATATTCACCAAAGGCACGGATTGCTTCCGCCGCAGTCCTTAATGTGATGCGGATTTCAAGACCATCAGAAGCCATAAGAGACCATATACGGTTTGAATTAAAAATTCCAGAAAAGTAAAGAGGGAGGACACATTCTACATCACGGTATTCACAACCTACATTATTAGCATCACGATTGGTTGAAGATACTTCCCAAAAATTTGAAAGAAGACCATTATTGTTTCCTGATACTGGTTCTCTTGAGAGTGTTGAGGCTACACCACCAAAACCTTCTGTAAGCACTCTGCGTCCATGAGTTGATTTATCATTATCAAATCTGGAATACATAGCCATAAATTCGGCGACACCTTGAATGCTCTCTAAATGAACTGCGTTTAGCCCACTATAAATATCAACTCTTTCAAATAATGAATATGCTCCTGCTGCTCCATCAAGTCCCGCACAGAAAGGCATTCCCCCTGTATCTTTGATTGAGACCCTAAATCTTAAAAAACTTTCTAAGGGGTTCATATTACCTAATCCTGGACTAATCTTAATGATTACTTGGTCTTGCGGATTGTATTGGGTCTGGCGTTCGGACAAAACTGACTTAGCAATAGTCGGCATATTAAGCGATTGTTTGTTATTAGCAGATGAATACATTTTATTATATAATAAAGAAAGAAAATTATTTTTATTAAATTTTTTAATAAAAATAAATCTTAAAGTTTAAATTAAATTAAAATGTGGAAATATGTCCTGAATTGTGATTTCTGGTAGTATCAAAAACTGGAATGGCTACAGATGCGTTGAGACTTGGGTTGGTTCTCCCAAATGATGTTGGTGGATTTACAGGGTCAGAAGCGGCGGCTTTTTGTTCCTCTTTACCTTCTTGATATTGTTGAACCCCTTGAACTACGCCATAAGCCAATAAACCTAAATCAATAGCCTCTCCTAAAAATGGCGTGGCTTGTAATGCTAAATCGGCAACAAAACTTCTTTCAGCAAGACCTTCAACTCCACCCGCTGCGGCTTCCATGGCTTCACCACCTGCTGATGCTAAACGGCTCATCAATCCTTCAGATGCTTCACCTTCTGCTGCTGCTCCTGCTCCTCCAATAGTTCCTTCCTCAACTGCTGTGGCGGCATCTTCTGCTCCTGCGGCTCTTAATCTTGCGGCAGCACCACCTGGACCACTATCAACACCGTGTCTTACTTGTTCTAAATCTCTAAGACGATTAGCATCACCTCCTTCCATCATCTCAATTTCTCCACCACCTACAGCAACAGGGGCATCACCCATCGCCTGTCCTACTCTTGCCTTCATTGATGAAAGCATACCGTGTCCTACAGTTTCCATTTGGGCTGCGGCATCTCCTGCTCCTGCTCTCAATAATGGTTCGGCTTCATCTGCTTCAGCAGCAAGACCTGGTTCGTCCATTTCCATATTTTGACCTGGGGCAGCATCACGGTCTCCTCCTGCTGCTCGTTGTTCTCCATCACGAACACCAGCACCCTGACCTACACGGTCAAGTGCTTCACCTTCATCACCTTCAGCAACTTGTTCTTCTTCTGCTTCCTCAGGATTACCATAATGTTTGGCGTATGTTTTTTTAACTGCTCCCAAAACTTTTTTACCACCCTGTATAGCGGCAAGACCAGCCGTTCCTAAACCAACTGCCTGTCCTATCATACTCTCACCTTGAGCGATATTGAATGCGGCTTTACCCACATCTAATGTTTTTTTTGTGTTCTCTCTATCGGCTTCAGTTTGGTATTTTTGTATCCAATCTTGCTGTAAATTTCCTTCCATAGAACCAATCGCTGAGGCTAATCCACCAGCCTGTTGTAAATATCTATCGTATGCGGTTGAACTCATTTTATTATATAATAAAGATTAGAAAAAAATATTATTATTCGTTTTCTATATTTTCTTCAATTGTTTCTTCAACACTTTCATTGTCGGAATGCTCTGGATTTCCACCTTCTCGTGGATACAATTTTTCGTTAAAATTTTTATATGCTTCGCATGGTGTCCTATCCATCTTTAAGTAAAGAAAACAAAATGGTTCGCTGGTTGCGTAATTCCAAATATCCTCAAAATTTTCTTCACCACCAAATGCGTCAGCCATTTCTTCAATAATACTTTCTCTCTCTTTTTTATTTTTAATTCCACCTATAAGCCAATCAGTTGTATTATTTCTGATAATAGGACTTAGACTACGGAATTTTTGTGTTGAGAAGCCAACAAAACTGGCTTTCTGGCTATAATGACGAAATCTTGAAGCAAGGAAAACCAAGGCACTATTTCGCTTTAAATCAACACAATCATCAGCCATGATAGAATATGAGCCTCTTTCTTCCAAAGGTTGGCTTTCCTGATATTTACAAATTTTATAAATTATATCATCACTATATTCATCATAACAAGTATTATCATATAAGTCTCGTATAAATCTCATAGACTTATCAGAATAAATTGTTGGAGAGATAAAGAAACTTGTATCAAAACAATCTTTAAAAAATTCAGGTCTCATAAACAAATTATTTATTAAAACAGTTTTACCACTACGGATAGAAGCAACAATTCCCATTAATGCTCCTTTCTTGATGTCTGGAAGATTGGGGTGTAAATCTTTCTTTAACTGGTTCTTCGTGTTAATCTCCTCATCAACCAAAGGTAATATAGTAAGGTCATCACTTTTCATTTCCTTCTTTTTCTTAGGCATATTATTTATTATAGGTAAAGATTATTTTTTTATTTATTATACACTAAATTTAGATAAACATATCGTCCCAAGGGTTATGTGGCTTGGGAGCAGATTGTGGGTTGAGATTAGGTAATTTAGGTTGCTTCTTTTGACCCGCTCTCAATGGTTGTCTGCGTTGCTGCGGTTGGGGTATTGGAATGGGTTGAGATGGTGGTGGTCGTGGCTTAGGCTCGGCTACTGGTGATTGAACTGAACTGCGTCCTCCAAACAATTCACGAAATTGATTTATCTCTGCTATACTATATGTCCGTTCTCTGGGTTGAGGGGCTGCTACTTCTCTTACTGAGTGTTGTCTTTTTATTTTCGGAGGACTTGGGGGAGCAGATGGCTCTTCTTTCGGCACAGGCGTATCTATTGTCGTTTCATCAATCACGACCACTTTTCCTTTGGTCTCCTTAGGTTTCTCTACTACTTCCATTTGTATTTCTTTTTTATCAGGTATTTTTTTGGCTGCTGCTGCCGCTTTGGCTTCTCTTACGGCTTTTGCTTTGGCTGAACTGGCGGCTCTTGCTTTGGCTAATGCTTCTTTTCTTTTTTCAGTTAATTCAGGTTTCTTTCTGGGTGTCTTATCTTTTCCACGCTGTCCTGGTGCTTTTCTACCATTTTTGGCTCTCCAATCCTTAGCATCTACATCATCTAAAAGTTTTTTTGCTGGTTTAAACATTTCCTGTGATACTTCTTCAACTGCTTCTTCTGACGGCATAGGCGTATCTAAACCAAAGTCTGAAGGGTCGGCTTCATCTTTGGGTTCAGGACTTGGAGGTGGTGGGGGTGGAATGGCGGTGTCTGGTAGGAAGTCGGCTGCTCCCTTTTCATCGGCAAACAAATTGTGGCTCATAGTCTTTTATATATATCTGAGAAAAATAATTTTTTATAGAAACTCATTCTATAAAAAACTAAAATAAAATCTATAAATTCCTTAAATTACTGAATTAATCCTGGGGCTATAAGTCCGCCCATGGCGTTGTGTTGATGGGGGCGAACACCATCGGGGGGATTTGGAGTAAATTCTAACATTATTGTTGTATGTTTCTTTAAGCCAGGAATTTTCACTCCCCAGAAATCAGTGAGACGAATATTAATTTCATTCAATATAATTTCAGCATCATTATTTAATGCTATACTTGTGGGATTTTGAAATTCATACCAGTATGCTCCATCTTCTTGGTCTCCATTATATACTGATTTAAGACGACCACAAGCAACAATAGGAGCAATTTGTCCTGTTGAACCTAATCGTCCCATGATGGGGAGATTTGGTATTTGAATTAGAAAGTTCTGATTAGTATCAAACTGGTCTTCTTCATTTGTTCCCAAGGCATCACTTGCCGTCCAACCAACAGCAGAAGTGGATTTCGCAAGTTGCTTAAAGTCCTCTACTTCGTAGCCAAGAACTCCATTAGAATTTGCTGGTTGAGATAATTCCATTAAATCATTATCATTCTTAGGGAATGTGTTGAGGTTGTCGTATGCTTGACGGGCTGCTATACCCCATACTTCAGTTTGAACTGAACCGTCCCAACCAGCGGCTGGAGCAATATCACCATTACCTTTACCACTTGGATTTACAACTTTTAATAACTGTTGGTCTCCTGCTTGTCCTGAACCTGGACTGAGGCATTTCCATACACAATTTAATCTTTCTGATTTACACATACGGTTAAAAAATTTCGGTCCGTTTCCAAGTGGGAAAGTATCTACAAGAGTTGGAGGCACACCATCATTAACACTTTCAAGCCAAATTTGACTTTCAAGCCAATCAGCATCAGGAGAAGCAGGATTAGGATTGAATGCTACAATACGCTGATGGACTACAATATCCCAACCAGCAGCACAATCTTGGTCGGAGATGAGTGGTTTTCCTACTACATCAATCTCTCCAGCACCACCTTGTTCGTTGGGAATACCACGAAAAATTTGAATATTAATACTATTTGGAGTAGCACCTTCTACAAGTCTCCAACCATGATTACACCACATATCTGATTTACCAGCAGCCCAATCATCTTGTGCTGATGGTGTATCAGTGCTTGGGGCTTTTTGAAATTGTCTCATAGCGGGTTCATAAACATATCCACCACCACATAATTGACTTTCTACATTATTAGTTGGGTCAGGACTTTGACCCATATTGAATACTAAAGCACTATCACCAGGGGTGTATTGAGATGCGTCGGGAACACCAGCAACTCGTCTTGGAACAACTGGAAACCAAGCAAACTCTTTATCGTAAGCGGCACTAAAATTTTCTTTTTCTGTATCGGCAACTAATTGTGTAGCACCAGGGGCATTAATAATTTTTAGTGGTTGGTCGTCTGTGTTTTCAGTAGATTTATAATCAGCCCAATCACCTTCTCCTTGGTCGGGAGGAACTTGAACCTTTACAAACATTTCTACTGCTCCACCGTTAATTCTAAATCCAGTTCCTCCAGTCTTTTCTGTTCCAGCAACAGCGGAAAATCCACAATATCCTGGAAGGACACCATTATCTAATGCTTGATTGGCTGCCTTAGTCATTTCTTCAACCAGAGTAGTTCCATTAGCAGGATATGCTCCATGCGGTATTTTTACGATTACATTATTCAGACCGAACTGTTCTCCATCTCTCCCAAATCCAATTGTGAAAGTATCATTACCAGAAGTAATAACTACCTCTTCTTTTCCTGCTTCAGGAACATTAATTCCATATCCTAAGCAGCGAACTTGTGTATGTGGGGCTAATCTTAAATTAGATTGTAGCATATTGGTGAATTCGGCTGGGTCATCATCACGAGAAGTCAAAGCAATTAAACTCATTTTATTATATAATAAAGATTAGAAAATATTTTTTTATATTTACAATATATAAATATGAAAAATCAGAATTTCAAATTTTTAGAGCGGACTAACAAGCCAAGTAAGCGTCAAACCATGGGAACTGACCCATCTGCTATGTGTGATTGTGAAGCAAGACATTCCAATCCTTTCTCTAAAACCTTACTGTCGTGTGAGAAGAAAGCAAAAGAAAAGCCTAAAATTGATGAGACAACTATGTTTGAAGGATTACAAAAACCCAAAAGAAAAGTTGGTAAAAGAAAACAACAAGCAACAAAGAGAGGAGCAGAATACTGATATATGTATATATCAAGTCAAAGGATACATAACATACAAAGGATATTGTCGTCCAAAAGTATAGATTTGAGAGTTATATTTTTATAAATTTTTTTTTATAAAAATATGGTTTGTATGTTTTGTATGTTTTGTATTTATAAGGTAGTATATATAAAAGGCATCTTTTCAACCCAGGAACATTCCATTAATCAAAACTCACACTAATTTTGTTGTCCCAATCAATAACACCCATCGGTTCATACTCATTAATCACATCAATACGCTGTATTCCTGCCTCTGCGATAATCCATTCAGCAAATTTTTTGAAGTCTCGGGTTTTGAAAACTTCATCTTCATTTTTACGAACTTTACATTCGTATTTGTATTTATCTTCACCCTCCAACTTATACTCAATCACATCAGCGTCCATTTCTAATATCTCTTCATCTTCATCATCATAATCAGTATATTCATATTGACGGTGAATTTGTCGCCATTCACTACACGGTTTCTTTCCCATCATCTTTTTTTTTTTAACTGGTTCTACTGTATCCAAATCTACATTAATAATTGTATCTTCGTTTGGTGTAATATCATATTCCATAGTAGTATCAACCTCTTCAAATGGTAGTGTAGTTCCAGGATTATCGCTCCAACCATTTGTAAAGAATTTTCTGCTTTCAGCGAGAGGAGGAAATTTTACACAATATCTTCTGTTGAAAGCAGAGCGTTGTCCTGCCTCTACTTTGTGTTTGGGAACAAGTTTATATAACTCACGCCAGAACTGAGTAAATCTCTTACTACCACCATACTCAGTCTTGGTGTAATCACAATAACTTTCTTCCAAGAATTTCTTAGGAAATACATCACCACATCTGTAAATTTTTTCAGTTTCTTGATTACCAGTTTCTGGCGACCATGATGTTTCTTTGACTGAATAGAATTCATCATTTTGTAAGCAATAGTAAAGCCAAGCCTTTACATTAGACATACCAATTTGGGCGACAGCAAGACCAATTTCGGTTTCATCAAATTGTTTGGGGTCAAAGTCTCCAAGCGGATATGTGTAAAGATAATACGCAAATAATTCAGGTTGTTTTGCGATTTCCCAAATGGGTTTGAAATGTTTGCGTTTCTCATCATTTGTAATACCAGCATATTTATTAGACAAATCAAGAATGTAATATCTACGAGAACCAATATCTTTGGGACACATAAAATCTTCATTAGTTGAAATCAAAACATTATGATACGCATCTTGCGTATATTCATCTTTGAATTTCTTTTTAATTTGTTGATGTTCTTCTGTAATGAATACTTTGACTTTGGCTGCTGACTTATCCTTGCCCCACAGAGCCTCATCAAGATTGATGAAACACTTATCAGCCATAATATCGTTGAAACCCTCAGGAAATTCATTCAACGATACACTATGATACTCACCAATAATGTTCTTCATCATACCAACAATAACAGATTTACCTGCTCCTTCAAAATCCGATTTAAGACATAATGCTACTTTTGTCTTTTCACATGGTCTCTGTAATACTTGTGCGAACCAACTTATTACATAGTCAAATCGGTTTTGTTTATTATTACACCAAATCTTCATTATATGGTCTAAGACTGGTTTCATTAGTTCTTCTACATCTTCGTGTTTAATACCCTTGTGTTTCATATAAGCCTCCGCAACAGATTTGGTAATCGCAAAACCTTGGAAAGTATTAAACATACGACCACGGTCATCAAAGTTTTCTGCTGGTTTAAATCCCATATAACATCTACGATGTTGCTTAGGATAATGTAGCCAACAATCAACTGGATTAATCCAAGCCTCACCACCATGATTATATCTCTTGGAAGTTTTCTCACCAGCCTTACCTGTTTCAACCCAATAGTTCATCTTAGGTTTAAATCTCCAACACAAGTAATAATCTTTGAGACCTTTCGCAGTCTTAACACTATACATATAACCGTAATTATATAAGACATACTCCGATTGTCCTTTCTTATCAATATAACAGAGATGGTCGTTTAGCAATTCTCCAATCGCATTTAATCCATTTTGGAAATCTTCCTCAGCACTATCCCAATCACTTCTCACATGCTGACCTCCTGCTCCTTCCCAAAATGCTTTCTCATAATCACTTGTTTCTTTCCAATCAATCTCTGAGTTTTGTCCGCTACAACCAAAACAGTATTGGACTAATTTTTGTTTCAAAGGTAAATATAGTAGCCAGAAATTGTTAGATTTATGAATACAACCAGTAAAGGGACAAGTTCTCGCACATTCCGCTTTACCAAGGTCAATCATAAATTTACCATCTGGTTGCTTAGAAATATGATGTTTGTATCCTTCTTCCTCGTCCCATTCCTCTTGGATAAATTTCCATACAGGTAATTTTTTGAAATCTTCAACAGTATGAATTTTCTTAGTTCTTTTAATATTAATTTGTTCCTTTTTAGTAATAGCAGTAGGGACTTCACTTTCTATCACCTGTTTTTTATTACCACCAGTTTCACTTCTACGCCGATAAACAGTTTTCATATATTTGATAAATTCTTTGTATGATGGTTCTTTTTTGAGTTTCTTCATCTTGAACCATTTTGGAAGTTTTTGTAATGTTTCTCTTTGTGAAAATGTAGATATAGTCGGTGTTCTTCTACCACCATAATTGGTTGCTTGTCTTTCATCTTTGGCGTCTTCGTCCCACCTCCCATCTTTGGCGACTTTTTTGAAATCAACTTTGACTGATGCGTCTTCAACCTTAGGGTGTAGTAAATGGAAGTCTCCATATTTCGCTGTTATTTGTCCTGTTCCTGAAATCCCCATAAACGCTTCGTCATCAGGAATGAGATAGTGATAAGACCAAGGTTTAGTAGGATTTCTATCTTTATAACATTGTTTGAGAAATGGAAATTCCTCTTCAAAACTTTCATATAATTTTGGATTATCTTTATCATCAAAATCAAGTAGGGCTAATTTACCGTCCAACAAGATACTAACCCCCTTCTCTCCTGCGTAAATATCATTTAATGTTTTTGCCTCCTCTTTATTCGTAAGTTTTAATGCTCCAATACGACGAGCATATTCCATATTATAGGCTTCTCCTCCATTAAGCCTTTGGTTATTTTTATCATATCCCTTAGCATACCATTCTTCGTGAAAGTCGGCTGCTACTCTAACCCATTTTTGCTGAGCCTTACCATTTGGTTTATTTGTATTTTCAGCAGGAACAGGGCAGTAGCCATAGCGTAAAAGTTCGTTATGAACTTTGAGATTTGCGGAAATCTGTTGAGTGTGTGTAGTCATTCTTATATATAGTATATATATTATTTTTCTTTTTAAATCAATTTTTTTAAAAAATCAAATTTTAAAAAAATTAATGATATTACTTAAAAAATTCCTAAAAGTCCTTAATTATTTTTCTTGCGGATTTTCAATAATTTCAGGGGTTTCGTCCTTAATATCTGGGACAACTTTGTTTTTGTGATAATAATTCTTTGATGCTTTTCGTGAAGCAGCCTTACCCTTATCAGTTTGTCTCCATTTCTGATAGGCTTTTCTTTTATATTCTTGCTGTTTTCGGTCTCTTGTGAGAATTTGCCCGATTTTGTGAAGCGGATATTTAATATCGTTGAATACAATACAGTCCTCGTCAGTAAGAAAGGACGGTATTTCTTGTGTTTGTGTGTTAGTAGTCATTTTCTTATATATACATATATTATTATTTTTAAATAATAATAATATATATTATAATTTTTCTATTTTTTAAATCCCATCAAAGTCTTCGCAAGACTTACTCGTTTCTTCATAAGAGGGGTCATTTTAAAATGTTTTCCATGAAAGTCAAATTCACTTCCTACCTCTACTTTATCAAGTTTATTCATTTCACTTTTTTTGAAACGATAATCACTTGCTACTTTAAGTTGGCGATGTAAAGCACCCTCTTTAATTTTAATGTTTGCGTTTTCATCTGCTCCTTCAGATTTACGAAGTTTAATAACTTCTGTTTTGGGTTTAGTTGATTTCTTTTTGGAGAATGGTTTTTTCTTTTCCTTCTCATCGTGTCCTTTACGATGAAAGTCTTTGTCTCCACGCTTAGTGGTGTAATCTAAATCTCCTTTGTGAGTTTTGGATTTCATTCCTTTTTTTGGCGGCATCTTTTTAATGTATAGAGAGAAAATAAAATTATAAACTATTCATTATTCTTTTAATTTCTGCTTTCTTTTTCGCAAAGAAATTAGTAATCAATTTCTTATCATCTATATCCATTTTTCTTAAATCTGCGACATCTTTGGCTAAGGCTTCTCTAATTCCTGCGACATTCTCTTGTGTGAGAGTTTTACCTCCAACACTTTTACCACGCACTTTATATTTTGCTTTTACTCTACTGAATTTACCACTTTCATCTTTACCCTTTACTTTACTAATTGTTCTACCCTCTTTCTCTTCTTTTTCTCTCTGGGATTTCTTACAACCAGATGAATGAGGAGCATCAGCACATTTGTGGAACTTGCGTAATGCTTTAACATTCCTTGTATCACGATACTTATTACCTCTTTTCTTTTCAGTAATGGTTGCTCGTGGCGGGTTATTAGATGAAACACTTAAAATTTTCTTTTTCTTCGGCATTTGTTTATTATAAGATAAGAAAAAAAAGTTATATTCCTGTTCCATAATTATCACCTCTTTCTGTGCGTGGTGCTAAACCCATCATTTGACGATATTCTAACAGGCTCATTTTAGTATGCTTCATACCATGACGGCGATGCGAATGTTTCTGTTCTGCTTCATCACCCATTCCACTTCCACCTTCACCCATATCACCGTGGTTAGTAGGCATAAACGGACGACGGCTTTCTTTCTGGTCGTGTCCTTTACGATGGAAATCTTTATCTCCTTTCTTTGTAGTAAAGTCTAAATCTCCTTTGTGAGTTTTGGATTTTGCTCCTTTCTTTGAACTCCCTTTTTTTCGGTTGTGGCTTGATTTATACATTTTATTATATAATAAGAAAAAAATTATTATATAATATATAAATGGATAAAATTAAAGACCCTTATTTTTGGCTACACTACCCTATAAAGTTCTTACATACAATAATACAATCATTACCAGCATCAGGACAGAAAGGATATGATTGGGAACAACAACAGTTTCCACCTACTGGTTCTACTGTGATTTCACATACTGTTTCCCAACCTCTTCCGTATGTCCCATTAACTTACAATCTTCCGAATAGTCTTTCATCGCCTTACCAAACTTACTCGTCTTCCAACAATGTCTCAGGACATCAACCGAAATGACTTTTCCATCGTGATTAAATATTTTGTAGAGATGATTAAGCAGGTTGTTTGGGGTCATAGGTTTGCTCCAATTTAACCCGTCTTGTTTTGTGTTTCCTTTCTCAAATCTATCCCCTGCTTGTTGCCTCAGGAAAACTGCTCCATCGTCATTATTTCCAATTTCTTTGCCCCAATTTTTTAGTAATAGCAATAATTTAATGGTTGGTTTATCATGAACTTCCATAATCTGTGTTCCTTGTATTCCACTTTCTTTGTGATGGTGTAAATGAAATCTCATAAATCCCCAAACCGACTTATTTTTCTTGTGTTCCAAAACATTTGTAGATAAATCGCCATCTTCTACATAATCACTCCATCGTGTAGGTTTCATAGAACCATCTTTATCAATATGTCCTACATAATCTGTCCTCCTTGGAGGATTAATAGTTTTAACCTTATCCGCATTTATATGATGACTAAGACCACCATACAAATGGGCTAAGACTGCTCTTTGAACGGCAGCATACTGTCGGTTTCTACCACCAATATCATCAGCAAATTTAATACCTTTCTTTTGAATATCTACTCCCATCTTTTTTAATTCTTTAACAGGGTTCTTAGCCATCTTCTCAATCACAGACCATTCCACCATATTCTTTTTTTGGGCTTCTGATTTCTCTCCACTTTCTCTAACAGCACAGTCAGCAGAGTTTAATTCATCAAATGCTTTATCACAAGAAGCACATATATCTTTACAGCCTTCAAGATAAGAACAAGCACCAATCTCTTCTGCTGTCTTGCCCTCTTCTTTGGCTTTCTTTTTACAATCCCGTGTAGGGTAATCAGGAAGTCTCATCACTGATTTTAATGCTTTATAATAATTAATTTTAGTTCTGTCGGATACATCAGCGTCCTTAATATTTTTATGTAATTCTTCCAAATTTTTGGAAGTAATCCAGGACTTAAATTCGTCCATATCATTATCAATACCACCTAATTTCTTGATGGAATTAGCATATCCTCGTGCTGTTTTATCAGCAAGTTTGCGTTGATTTTTAAGAAAATCGGTAATCGTTTGTGTGTCGGTCATCTTTTATAATATATAAATATATTTTATTTTTAAATCAATTTTTTTTTAAAATCTCCTAAATATATATAAAGAGGCGTAAAAAAAAATGATGTGGAAAATACGACATCAAATTTTTAATATTTTTTTATTTTTTAGTCCTTAGTATGGTCTCTAATATTTTGTGGGGCGGACACAAACCTGTGTATCTTTTGTTATAATCAATACATTCTTCCAATCAGTGTTTATTCCTGCTTCGTTAATCATTTCATTAATATCACCAGAATTTGTAAAATCAATAACTCCTGATAGTCCAAACAGGCGATGCTCTTGATATACAATCCAATCTACCAAAGGAAGATTTGAACCGCAACATTCACTCACGAAGTGTCGCCACGGCTCATCTTCTTTATCACGAGCCTCATACGCCAACATAGGGATTACGGTATGCTCTCCGACTTCTCCATTTTTTAACTCCATAAAATGAAACCTCACAGGTTTGGGATTACGAACTGCGTTGGCTTCGTTATTATCTATCTTCTGTTTCAAAGAATTATATCCAGCAATAATATTAGACATATTGTTGGGAGAAGGGTAAGCACTCATTATTAGTTTTATATGACCTTATGGTTTAATAGATTACAACTGGAAAAATCTTTCAATTTTTTTTTTAAATTCAAAAAAATACTTTTTTTTTGTCTGACTATATATAAATGGTAGAAACTTACAAGCAGAAGTTTAACAAGAAATATGGCTTCAAGAAGGACGAAGACCATTCACTTGCCGAAATAGCCAAAGCAACAGGTTATAAGAAGTCTGGATTACAGACTATTTATAACAAAGGTATAGGAGCATACAAGACAAACCCAGGAAGTGTAAGGAAGAATGTAAGGTCAAAAGAACAATGGGCGATGGCTCGGGTCTATGCTTCCATCAACAAATCTTCCAAAGCACATAAGTTAGATAAATCCCATTTAAAAAAATAAATTTTCAAAAATTTGATTACCATTTTACTCATTAGTATTATCATTAACCAAAAATGCCCTCAGCAAAAAAAATGACCTATATTGAGTGCGTTCATCACGCAGCAGTAGATGCGGCGGCACGAAAAATAGATATAAGAGAGAGACTACGAGAAAAATTGAGAAAAAGAAAAGAAGCCAAAAATTTGACGAAAAAATCTAACTGAATGATTTATTTATCATTTTCAAAAAAAATTGAAATAGATTTCATAAAAATAAAATATCGCAAACCAGAAACAACCGAACGATGTGTAATCACGAATTTACTTGCGAGATTGGCGACTGCGAATGCGGTGGCGAATACTTCAAATGTGAGACCTGTGGCGACGAATACAGGTGTGCTTATTGCGGATTGTGTAATGAGGAGTGTCGCAGGGAGGAGGAGGGACACCCGCATATTTACAGGATTATAATTGAAATTTATACTGATGAAAGCAAGGAAGACTTTGAGATAATTAATGAGATTGAATACAGTTCTGCTTTCGCAGACCCAGATGATTGTGTGTGTTTCCCATGGCTGAGACAGTATGATATACAGTTGGAGAAATGGAGTAATCACAATCTCTTCAAATGTATTACTCTGAATATGTATCCAAATGGGAGACCAGATGGCGACACAGTCTTGTATCATTCTCACGACGATTGAGAAAAATTATCCTGAACCTTCTTGACTTTTATAAAATTCTTAAAAGAAAAATCAGAAAATTCTGCTTTTATATCTTTCACCTCTGTTGCGAGATTTCTGTTAATTCTTTCCAACTGACCTATGTGGTCTTGATATTTAATAAGAAGGGCGATTAATTCGCCTTTTTTAATTTTGTTTAAATCTTTTCTTTGGTAATATTCTCTGTCCGAGTTCATAGTTTTTATAATATCCAACATATTATAAAATCTTAATTATTAGTTATTTCCACTTGCGACGACATATCGCACAGGTTTTTGTGGAATTATTGAGAGTTTCCCAACAAGCATTACAGTATTTATGACCGCATTGACTTATTTTTAATACCTTTGGGTCTTCACCCTCAGGCAATCCAAGGGCTTCGGCTTCCTGAGGAGTAGGCATTTTCGGGTGAATGTCCTCCAAGCAAATAGGACACTCAATCTTTTTTTTAGTTTCAGCCAATAAGTCGGTAAGTTCAGTCATAACACTTATAGGAATATTATCATTCTCAACAACCCGAGTAATTGTCTGGACTTGTTGATAATTATTTATTACATAGGCATTCGCTTCATTATAATATTGAAACCAAGCAAAGCGACGCTGCCCGTCTAACTTACGGGCAATCGCAATAACCTGAGGTTTAGTTTTTGAATTAATGTTCGTGAGGCTCATCTTTCTCTTATATATAGTATATATATTACAGATTATTTTTAAATCAATTTTTTGTAAATTACATTAATTCCAGATATTTGGGATTTTCAATCGTCTTCTCAATATGTTCCATAATTTTTTTCATAAAAATGCCTGGAAATATAGTATTTTCTAAATTCTCCCAAAACCACCACCAATCATGATATTCTGCGTATGTATCAAAATACATACCCTGGTCGTGGGTTTCGTGTAATTGTTTGCGAAGAAGACTTGAAAACAAATCTATAAAACGATGTCTCGCATCGTTGAAGTAAGCAAACATAATCAAATTTTCTTTTTTATGTTTTTTTGCTCCCTTAGCCCAGAGGTGTGGAAACTTAGTCATATCTTTTAGATTGTTTCTTGCGTAATTATTACCATTCTTGCGGTCTATATCAGCCACAAATTTAATTAATGTTTTAGCCCAACTCTTTTTATGGAGTTCCACCACATCAATCATCTTTTCCCATTTACCGAAATCTATCATTTTCTTATATAGAGTATATATGAGATGTCTCTAAGCCCTTTAAGTGATATATTATATTGGGTATTTTCTACTTCAATTTTTTCTAAAACGGTTTTACATCAAATTTTTGGGCGATTTGTGAAAGACTTACGGTAGATTAATGCGAGAATGGAATGTTCGGGGCGGCGAGGTCGGCTACAAACTATAC